AGATCGGCTCCTCGGGCTACCTCGCAAAGATCGGCTCCTCGGGCTACGGCGCACAGATCGGCTCCTCGGGCGACCTCGCAAAGATCGGCTCCTCGGGCGACGACGCAAAGATCGGCTCCTCGGGCGACCTCGCAAAGATCGAAAGCGAAGGTAACAATGCTGTTGTAGCAGCCATAGGTATAGATTCAAAAATAAAGGCAAAGAAAGGTAGCTGGATTACCCTCGCTGAATATGGCGAGGATCTGAAACCAGTGTGCGTAAGGTCTGCACAGATCGATGGGAAATCGCTCAAGGAGGATGTTTTCTATCAACTGAAAGGCGGCGAGTTTGTCGAAGCAGCAGAATAACAGCAAATATCATCCACAAGTAAATCTTTACCAACATGCAAACCTTCTTTTCCGAAAGCACAGTCAAAAGTCTGTGGGGCACGCTTGCGGGCCGCCTCTGGCGTGCGTGGTACCGTCTCAAGAACAAGGTGCGCCGGACAATCGACAAGTCCCGCCGCCGGGCACATAAACTCCAAAACCGACCTCGTGTCTATCGGGTCGAAATTCGGTAAGAGTATGGCACACTTAATTACACTCGTAGTAGTTTCCGTTCCTGTTTGCCTGGTGTTCGGCTGGGCGCTGTCCGGTCCCCGGCGTATGCGGATCACCCGCTATCTGTTGAATAAAATTTTCGAACAGCGATGAATACTTCCTACTACGCTCAAATGCCGCCGTCCACTCGGAAAGAACCCTCGGAAGAATATTACTTCTTCGAGAGCACCCGTTTCAACCGGCCGCAAACGACAATTCATCTGACCGATCAGGAGATTCGGACTTTCGCCAAACGCATCGCCGATTACATCACCCGGAGGACATTTGCGGGTACTATGGAATCTTTCGACTTTCAGATAGAATATCACGGCGTTGCGGTGCAGGGACGCTATACGGTGGAAACCGAGCGGCAGGGCGCGGTGCATTCGATGGGAATGACGGAATGGATCGACGTCCCGATACGGGAGGAAACGAGCATAGCGAGCGCCTGGTGTACGGCCACGGACGAGGAGGTTCCCCGGGTGATGGAGAAACTGAATGAATTGTTAAAATAGCTGACATGAAAACGAGAATCGAGATTTACGAAATCGCTGATCCGAATCATATCGTATCTGACGGGGAATGGTCCCGAAAACTTTCGGCTGCCGACATACGCAATCATATCAATTATATGATGCGGCCTTTCGATCCCCGGAAATATTCTTCTCGCGTAGTATATATCAATCAAAAACAGTAAATATTATGGAACAACAAGCAACGGGATTGACGCTGTTCAACCGTCAAATTACCAGCGAACGCACCCAGAATTATCTGACGAGCGTCCTGGGAGCCAAGAAAGACAGCTTCGTAAGCAACCTCACGGCACTCGTCGCCAACAACAAGGCATTGCAGGAGTGCGAGCCTATGGGCGTGATGTTCGCCGCGATCAAGGCTACGGCCCTCGACCTGCCTCTCGATCCCAACCTGGGTTTCGCCTATGTCATCCCCTACAAAAACAACCGGGAGGGGCGCACCGACGCCCAGTTCCAGATCGGGGCGAAGGGATTTATCCAGCTGGCCATCCGCAGCGGGCAGTTCAAAACACTGAATGTTTCGGAGGTCAAGGAGGGCGAGATCGTGGATGAAAACCTCATCACGGGTGAAATCACGTTCAAAAAGGCCGAGAATCGGGACGCTCTCCGCACGATCGGATATGTGGGTTATTTCAAACTGACTAATGGCTTCGAGAAGATGCTTTATATGAGCTGCGAGAAGCTCGAAGCACACGCGAGCCGGTACAGCCAAACCTATGGATCAAAGAAGGACTACATCCGGGCCGGTAGTAAATGGACTACGGATTTCGATGCGATGGCGCGTAAGACCGTGCTGAAACAGTTACTGTCAAAATTCGCCCCGATGTCCGTAGAGATGCAGGACGCTGCGAAATTCGATCAGGGCGTGCTGGGCGAAAACAACTCGGTACGTTACATCGATAATGAGGAAACGGCGGCAATTCCCGAAAGCGTGGACAAAGCGACGCTTACGAGCCGCGAAGCGATCAGTGAAGCGTTTATCGGCGGTCAGATCACCGAACAGGAGGCCGACGACCTGATGCAGAAGATCGGGATTACGAAAAACGCGGTCGAGGATGCGACGGTCGAGGCCGAAGTTAATCTGTTCGACACCAAAAGCGCGAAGCGATGACCGATTCCCGCTATTTCGAACAAGGAACTCCGGAATGGTATGAAGCGCGTCTGCATCGATTCACTTCCTCCGAAGTGCATAAGCTGATTCCCGGAGCACGGGCACGGCCCGGAGAACTGACCAAGACGGCCGTCGCTTATGTGTTCGACAAGATCGCCGATCGCATCACGGCCGGGGGTTGTTTGGAATACCGGGAACTCAACACCAGAGAAATAGAATGGGGACGCGAGCACGAAGATACGGCACGGCTGGCCTATTCGACGATTATGAGCGTCGATGTCCAGACCTGCGGATTCTTCGTCTGCGAGGATTTGCCATCTTTCGGCGGAAGTCCTGACGGGTTGGTCGGGGAAGACGGTTTCATCGAAATAAAATGCCCCTACAATTCGTCCGTACACGCCCGGTATCTGGCTATGGCTACCCCGGATGATCTGCGACGCGAGAAGCCCGAATATTACGCCCAGATACAAGGTAACTACCTTGCGACAGGACGACGATGGTGCGACTTCGTAAGCTATGATCCCCGGTGCGCCAACTCGCTGCTGGCCGTCAAGATTCTCCGCATCCCACGAGATGAAGAGTACATCGACCGTATTAGGGAGGCAGTGCTGGCAGCCGTGAAATACAAACAGGAGATAACGTCCAGAATGGCGCTCCTGGCACGGCAACAGCGGGCATCCACTCCATAAATAATCTCCAAGTATGACGACAAGAAAGACTTATCCCCCGTGGTCGGAAAAGGAATTGGAAACATTGAAAGAACTCTATCCCGATAACGACAACGAATATATAGGTCGCTTGTTGAATCGCACTCCAGGGAGCGTAAAGATACGCGCCGTATGGAATGGCTATCGAAAATCCTATGAGTTTATACAACGCCGAAGAATGACGACGGATAACAAACCCCGCAAAATGGTCGGATGTATTCCGAACCCCTTGCCGGTCATTGAACGGTTATTAAGAGAACACGATTACAAAAAATAAAAACAAGAAAAAGATGATTGCAAAGTATGTTATTGTAAACGAAGAAGAAAAGCCTCATTACAACATGATTGTGTGCGTCGAAAAACATTATAACATCATTAAACATGATAGCATCATTTCTATATGTGATAAGGATAAAAATTATGCATTTATGACAGAAGAAATGGCGAAAAACCTTGTCGATGTATTGCAGAATATGCTAAAAGAAGACAATAATCAACAACCAAAATAACGCTATGGTATGGCCAGAATCAGAACCATAAAACCCCAATTTTGGGATGATCTGAAGATCGGCCGCTTATCGCGCGATGCCAGGCTGCTCTACATCGGACTTTGGAATTTTGCCGATGATTTGGGCGTAGTAATAGCCGACCCCGTTTGGCTGAAGTCTAAAATATTCCCTTACGACAAAATACAACTCCAGCAATTCGAAGGCTGGTTGAAGATGCTCGAAGAAACCGGATTTATTAGTCTGCTTTCCGTTAAGTCGGAAAGATTCTATTATCTGCCAACCTTTTCCCGTCATCAAGTAATCAACAGACCTAATCTGGAGGATGTAAATATACGTAAAGAATTGTTAGACAATGCATTAAATGAAATCACGGAACGATCAGTGAATAATCACGGAACGATCACTGAACGATCAGTGACTATAAAAGGAGAGGATAAGGAGTATATTACTACCAGTACTTCTACTGGCGTAGAAGATACTGGAGTATCTGTGAGAGATAATATTATTTCTTACCTGGTAGAAGACTATAACGCAGGCGCGTGCGAGGGAACCGAGAACCCCGAATCCGATCTTCCTAAACGCAAATCCCGTAAGACGCTCCGCAAGGATGATGCAGGGATTGAAGAAGCTCGGATATTGACGTGGCGTGATGATTTTGAGATTTACAAAAACGAGTTACGCAAGGCCTATAAGACGCTCCTACAGGATGACGCTTGGATTTCGACGCAACAACGTTTCAACCCGAATCTCAACATTGCCCTCTCGCTCGAAAAGGCTTGCGTAAACTTCTGGGCAACGGAAGCCGGATGGCAGCATAAGCGAAAGCAGCGCACAAAGACTATCAACTGGAGGCAAACGCTCACAAGTTCGATCAACAGCCCGCAAAACAAAGTTTACAATGACAACGGAATTAGCAAAAAAACCGCCAACAACGGCGTTAGCGAAGATTTCAAGCGTGGAGTTCTTGAAACTCTACTCAGTGGCGGCAATACAGAGTAGCTGCCGCCGTATGCAGTCGGCCGTGGCTTGTGCCGAATCCCAAATGCCGGTGTTATCTGTATTGCGAGCGACATACGGCGAAAAATGGACGGCTGCATATCTGGTACTTTGGATCGTCAATGTACAGGAGTTTTTCAATATTTCAGCCAAGATGAACGACGCACAGGTAACGGAAACGGCCTACATGATTTTGGACGATTTCTGGGCGTTGAACCTTGCCGATGTAAACCTGGTATTTACCAATGCCAAACGAGGGCAATACGGACAACTGTACGGACGAATAGACGGATCGATCATATACGGTTGGTTTCAGACATATTTCGAGGATCGATGCAATGCCTGCGAGAACCGTACGATACGGCAAGCCGAGGCTATGGGCAGCGATCACCCGGTAACAGACGCCAAAGCTGCGGAGTTTATCAAATCGCTTATCAACAAAAAAGCGGAAAAGATTGCAAAATAGACGGAATCATCGAATTGAATTTAATAGATTAACGAAAATGAAAGAATACACACAAGCGGATTTCGATGCCTTCGAGGTGATCGACGGAATCAAACAATACCCCTCGGGGGATTACAGTGATATACAAATATTCGGCGAGCGGTGCTCCTTCGGCGAGCGGTGCTCTTTCGGTAAGGAGTGCTCTTTCGGCAAGTGGTGCTCTTTCGGTGAGGATTGCTCTTTCGGTGAGGATTGCTCTTTCGGTGAGTGGTGCTCTTTCGGTAAGGAGTGCTCTTTCGGTGAGGATTGCTCTTTCGGTGGGGAGTGCTCTTTCGGTGAGGAGTGCTCCTTCGGCGAGTGGTGCTCCTTCGGCAAGTGGTGCTCTTTCGGTGAGGATTGCTTTTTCGGTGAGGAGTGCTCCTTCGAAGGGAAAGGCGAATATATCGGCGATTATCCTTTCCTGGCTTTTGTCGGGTTCGGCTCTCGGATTGGCAGCAAGGTTTACTTTTTCAACCTGCAAGACGGCATTTATGTCCGTTGCGGCTGCTGGCTGTCGGATATAGCCAGGTTCCGGGAGAGGGTGAAGGCGAAGAATACCGATGCGATGTACCTGGATTTGTGCGATCTGGTCGAGAGGAAGTTTAACAGGAAAAACTGAAAATACTACAAAGAGTGAATATAGGATTAGTAGATGTAGATGGTCATCATTTTCCGAACTTGGCATTGATGAAACTTTCGGCTTGGCATAAGTCGCACGGGGATTCGGTTGAGTTCGCCAATCCGATGTTCGGTAGGTACGATCGAGTGTATATGTCTAAAGTTTTCACTTTCACGGCTGATTGTGCAGACTACTACCCGTGCGAGATCGTACGGGCGGGAACAGGTTATAAGGACTATACAATAACATTACCAGACGAGATTGAACATATCTGTCCTGATTATTCGCTTTACAGTGTGAATGAGGCTTTCGGATTCCTAACACGCGGTTGCCCGAACGGTTGCCCGTGGTGCATCGTTCCGCACAAGGAAGGCTCCATCCGGCCGGCATCCCCGCTCCGGGAGTTCCTCGGCGATAAGCGTCGGGCTATATTATTGGATAACAATGTACTGGCGTCGGATTTCGGGCTGGAACAAATCGAAGAAATAATTCGCACGGGCATATCTGTTGATTTTAATCAAGGGTTGGATGCTCGCCGGGCGTGTGCCGATAAATATATACTTGACTTGCTATCGCGGGTTAAGTGGATAAGATACGTCCGGTTTGCATGCGACAGAATCAGTCAGTTAGATTCTGTGACAAAGGTTGTGCAGGAGTTGTCCAAGCGCGGCATAAAACCATATAGAATTTTTGTCTATGCTTTAATTGGGGATGTACACGAAAGTTTGGTCCGCATTGAGGCTCTGAAGCGATTGGGAGTAAGTCCCTTTGCCCAACCATATCGAGATTTCGAAAACAATATCGAACCGACAAAGGAGCAAAAGCGATTAGCCCGTTGGTGTAATCACAAATCTATTTTCAATAGTATTGATTTTAAGAATTATAAAGGATGAGAGCGAACGAATATCAGACACGCGCGATGAGTACGCGGCTGCCGAGTTGCGAGAATGCGACCTATATGCTTTTCGGCCTGATGGCCGAGGTGGGCGAAATCGCCGACAAGATCGCCAAATGGCGCCGAAAGGGAGTGTGCCGGCTGGATATGGATCATTTGGTCTTCAATACGGGTGATCTGCAAGAGGTGGAGGGTTACAAATCCGAGCTGATGAAAGAGGTCGGGGATTGTGCGTGGTTTATCGCGGGCATTGCCGATTGCTTCGGCTTGACGCTCGAAGAGGTCATGCAGCAGAACCTCGACAAACTCGCCAGCCGCCGCGAGCGCGGCGTGATCGACGGAAACGGCGATAACCGATGATCGCTTATGACCCACGCATCACTATTCAGCGGGATCGGAGGGCACGATTTGGTTGCGGATTTGCCCCCGGAATTTTACGCCTGGGAGAACCGGGACAACTTTGCGGAATGCGGGGCCGACCTCCTCACCCTGTGGTGCGGCGACAAGTGGAAAAACCTGCGCGAGTTCGGGCCAGGCGACCCTTTCGATTTCCGCGCCGTTCCCGTGGAATACCGGCCGTTCGAGAAAAAATGGCTGTACTACACGGGCAAGAGCCGGGGACTTATGGGAAGCCCGCGCTACGATGTGATGAAGCACCTTCTGCCGTGGTGGTGGCACTTCTCCACGCCGAACCTCCTGAAAATCGTGCCGGAGATGGACGGAGGTACGCTCCGTTCCGAATCCGAAACGGCGGAGGAGGATTTGCAACTCCTGCCACTCAACATGAAATGGATCGCCACTTACAATTACGCCCGCGTGCTCGATCTGGAAAGGCAGGCAAGGGCGGCGGGGACACGCCAGCTAAAGTCGGTACAACTGACGATTTTTTGAAACGATAAATGAATACGAGAAGATATGAAAACCAAACTACTGCGCCGACTGAGGCGGGAGGGGCGTTGTCAGATACGTGTCTATTCAGTTCGTAAGGATATGGATGGGACGGTTGTTGGCATACGCTACGGGTATAATTCGGATGAATATGCGCATCTATGGCATTTTGCGATGACTTCGGATGAACTTAAATCAGAAGCAATGAAGATATATATCCTCCGCCGCATTGCGGAGCTAAAAGGAAAGAGAAAATGAAAAAAGTAATGTTCAACGATCTTTACGGGTAGTTTACGAATTTGAGTTGGTGAAACAACGAGATTCGATGCAGAACATTGCAAAACTTTGAAAAACTTTCAAACATTTTGAAATATGAGAGAAATTAAATTCCGGGGCAAGCGCCTCGACAACGGAGAGTGGTTGTATGGCAGCCTTGTCATTTTGAATGGGCGCTATTTTATATTCGATGATGCAAACAGACACGAGGTCGATCCCACTACCGTCGGCGAGTTTACGGGGCTGAAAGACAAGAACGGTAAGGAGATTTACGAGGGGGATGTGATACGCTCTCCATTGTCCGAGGATAAAACTCGCCCTCATAGAATCTTTTACCATACCGGCAACGCAGCTTTTATGGGGGCCTTGGTCGATAGAAAGGAATTATGTTATTTAAGATTGGATCAGGATTGGATTTATAAATTTGGAAAAGAAGTCATTAGCAACATCCACGACAATCCCGAATTTCTGAAAGGAGGCGAGCAATGAATAGGACTATGAAACAATGGCTTTTGCCCCTTATCTGCCGCTGGTTCGGGCATAAGGATTTCGAGGAGGTATATTGCGTCAAATCGCCCCGAAATTGGTTCTGCCGCCAAAACAAACCCAACCGATACGACGTGGTGCATGATATTGTTTGCTCCCGATGCCGGCGGGTACATCGAACTATCCTCAAATCCCGAATTAGCCGCGCACAACTCCTGCATGACGGTTGGTTTATAATCGACGAATAGCCATGAAAAGCAAAAAAGCAAAGGAATTTATCGACGGATGCTTGAATCATCTTGTAATAGAGATGAGCGACCACGCCAAATGGCAGCTACGAGCAGCAATGAGCCATACAGCCGAACTCGCCGAGCAGGAGGCCGAGGAAAGGATGCGGGATAAAGCGATCGAAGCATTTTGCAAGGATTGCCCAATTTACTCAATACAAACAAGTAATGGGGGAAATTGCCCCGATTGCAGTGCATTAAACGCATTCAAACAAAGACTGAACGAGGAATGAAATTCACAACCCCTTGCTTTGTTCGCGTTGTTTTGTTGGATAATATTTTATTATCTTTCTTTAATCACAAAACAACATTAAATGAGACAACTATGGGTTTCAAAAATGATTTGACAGGAAAAGTTTTTGGGAGATTAACGGTTATTGAGTTCTCCCACAATGGTAGCAATTGGTCTGTACACTGGAAATGTAGGTGTAGTTGTGGGGCGTATATTGTGGTGCGGAATAATAATCTACTTTCCGGGAACACTAAATCGTGTGGATGTCAAAAATTAGATTCATCGAGAGCAATGTGTACGGTGCACAATCTGCGCAGGCATCCCCTATATAACGTATGGGCGGCAATAAAACAACGGTGCAATAACCCGCAAGACAAAAATTTCCATTATTATGGTGGACGTGGCATTAAACTTTGCGACGCATGGAATAATTCATTTGTGGACTTCTACAATTGGGCTATTGGGAATGGGTACCAAAAGGGACTAACTGTTGATCGAATTAACAATGATGGAAACTATGAGCCTGCGAATTGCAGGTTGGTTTACGTTATCGACCAACACAACAACACCAGATCAAACCGATATTTGACTTATATGGGACGGACACTCACGATGGCTCAATGGGCGAGGGAATTAGGCATTGATTATCGCCGATTACAATCACGAATAAATCTCGGTTGGGATATGGATAGAATTGTTGCCGTCGGAAATCGCAAAGCCAACGTAAGTGAAATCATTAGATCAATTAATTACAAAAAAACATGAATTTTTTAACACCTGCATTCGTGAGGGTTAATAACCCGGAGAAGCGAAAAGAGCTGACCGAATGGCTACAAGGAATCGGGTATTATGTATGTCCCTGCTGCCTGTTCGACGGCTGGAATACATTGCATTGCAATCGGATTGAACGGCTGAAAACTTCTTGCGAAGTACACGGCATCCCGGATTATGACAAAGGTACCGGGTATAACATCGGGTGGTTCAAGGCAGATAATGCCGATAAAGATAATCCATCCTACGACTGCGGCACCAACATCGAGCTGTTCAGGGCGCTGGCGGCGATGAACAACGAGAACGATCAGGAGCAATGGTACTCATATACGGAATATCCGACTAATGAGAGTAAAAATGGGGTTAGACGGCTTATTTTTAACGAACATACGCGATTCGATTCTTTTGTAGATGTACCATCAGGTTATTACCGCAAGGCTACAGTCGAGGAGATCGTCGAATATTTCAAAAACAATGAGAAATGAAAACAATTGAGGAAAGAATACAAGAATATGTGGCCAATGCCTGGGTCGAACTTGATCAATTCAATGAAGACCATGTAACTTTTGAAAATATCGTTACATCCGCCTGTGTTGTTGGCGCTAATTTCGAATATGAGGAATTGACCCGCTGGCGTGATCCGAAAGAGGAGCTGCCGCAAAATGGACAACTCGTGTTGTGTAAAACCTCTGATAAGAAACTTCCATTTGTCACTGTTAAATATGACCGTTCTGAATGGTGGATATATGTGTATCCCGGATGGGCTGGTATTGGTCATAAGATTATCGGCTGGCGGCCGATTCACGAAAATGAGTAAGATGCTCTGTGCATTTTGACTAACCAAGTAACTAACCAAGAATATCTATGAACACGAAATTCAAATCAGACTACGAAAAAGCCTGCAACGCCTATTTGCAGGCTTTTTGCGAGAAACACGGCTATGATTATGAGGATGCTACGCGGAGCTGGGTCGGCGGCGATGTCGGCGGGATCACCGAATGCGCGGACTATATAGTTGGGATGGATGACATCATCACCGACATAGACCGGGACGCTCCGGAAGATGAGTTTGTAAAGTATTACGATTACTGTCTGCGGGTGGGGAGTATCGCCTGCGGCAAAATTAGTACGCCCAATTACAGCAGCTGGCTCTCGGGGTGTCCACGCATGAGTGAAGAACAGATCACCCGGCTGGAGGAGTTGCAGAGGGACATACGCAAGGCGGAAAGAGAGCTGGAAGAACAAATAAGGAAAGAGAAGTTTTAACCGGGAGAGGCAAAATCGCTCCCTTTTTTATTCATATGGCAGTAGATACATCTAAAAACGGTACAGTAGATCGTGCTAAACTTCTGGCAATAGAAAATAAATGTACGAGAATAATTCGAATTGCGGGGGTAACGTTTTATGTTGCTCCGGATAAGGATACACCAGAACACCGGAGGCACTTAATCCGCGTTTTGGAGAGTTGCGGTCGGCGATATACTCAAAAAGCAGGTAGCTATGAATCGGAGATTTGAGGTGAGAATCGACATTCCGAATAGTTGTGAATTGATTGGATGCAGATCGGACGGAAACATGGCAATTATTGTTTTCGAAGATTGCAGCGGCCCAGAGATCCGGCCAATCGGTTTTTGTCGGGAACATTCCGGAGAAGTACCGGACGCCTTCGAAGATGAATAAAAAAGAGGCAATTCCGAAGAATCACCCCTCACACCGATACAAATATAATGATTTATTCGGAATTTGCAAATGGGACGATATAGGAAAAACGAACGCAGAGGCGGGGCACGTGACGATTCCGAAATATACATCAGTTATTCACGGAATCGATTGCTCGAAATGATTATCTGCCGGGAAGCAAGGATGGGCGTGAGTTATCGCCATGATTTCGTCTATCGATTCAAGGCACACAAATCCTTGCCGTTTTTATGGCGGAAATTCAAAAGGAATATTAGAGAACACATTGACGGATGGCAGCAGGAGCTGCCTTTATTTTGATGAATTTGCGGAAAGGGAGAGGATAATAACCGTGCAATTCGGAATATATGATGTAGAATTACATCCGTTCATCCTATTGCATAATTGCAATTAGACGATAAAAGTGTTCTTTTGATTCATTCTGTTAATGTCGTTTCAAGCATTGAACTCTATTGGGCGGGAGCCGGACGTGAAGCTACTTTATAACGTATCTTTCGGGGCACACGAAGGAAGTGCGCCTTTCGCACGTTGTCGGGACATTGATGAAGATATAAAAGCCGATCTTATCCAGCTATTATATCGATTCTATCAATTCGCAGATTACGGCTACATAAATAGGGTAGCAGCATTCGCTGATCTCCAACAATGACATCAGATATTTAGTTTGTTCGTCCATAACCGTCGCATTTACCTTTGCAACAAATAAATTGGTGAATATCTTTCCAAAGCATTGTATTTATCTGTCCTGTCAGATAGGCTACTTCTTCGCCTTGCATCGGCATTGCGGATGCTACGGCGATGTCGTCGCACAGGTGCCGCAGTTCATGCTCGAAAGAGTTCAGGAATTGTGCCTGGGATGACGCCAATCCTACGACTACGACAGACCTTCGCCGGGTCTTGTTGGAATAGGTGAATCCCGAATCCATATCGGCCTTTTCCAAATTTTCCCGTACTCGCTCCATAATTGGCCTGGGACACTCTATCTGTTCCAAAGAAAAAAGGATAGAGCGCGTGTGATAGCCATGTACGGCGAAGTAAAACCGCACATGCCAATCATAGTTCTCTATCCTCAGATCCCGCAGCTTCATGTCGTTGAATACACTTTTTGAATCCTCACATACGGTCTTTCGAGCCGCGTTCTGGATTTGATTCTGTTACAGGACATCTTCCCACGGAACATTTGTTCCCGACCCTATCAGATCGGCGAAATATCGTGTGAAGGGCAGCCCGGGATAGGCGTCTTCATCGTCGATGAAATCCTTGACGAACAGGGCCAGGTGTTGTTCATCGGCAATGGATGATCCCCAGTAATCGGCCCGGGCCATATTCGCGACATATACACAGTCGTAGCCGTTGTCGTGCTTGAGCTCGATACCGTTCGTCTTGAGCAATTTGTCGATCTGCTCTTTGGTGATGGGTTCTATTTTCTTCCCGTCGCGGTCCTTCATGCGGCTGACGGCAAATTCACACATTTTCTTCGAAAAGGACCATCCGTTTTTTTCGAGGTATGCGCGAATATCTGCCGGCATGGAGTCCCTTGCGTCCAATCTTTCTCTGTCCATAGGTTTCGCTGTTAAAGAGAGGGGATTTCTCCCCTCTCCGGATTCGTTTTACCGGCGGAATCTGGAGTAGGGTCCGGTTCCCCGGACACCTCTTCGTTCGCCATATCCGTCGCTGCCGTATTCTCCGCCACGCTCACCGTAGCCGTCGGGCATGTAGCCTCCCGTGTGACGCTCCCCGTAGCCGTCGCGCATTTCGCGTTTGGCATCCTCGTAGCCACACTCGTAGGCTTCGCGCATCTTGCGTTCGATTTCTTCACGCTCGCCGTACCCGTCACCGCGGTACCGGCCTTCGATTTCCCACATTCTCATGATTTGCTTGTTTTAGCAGACATTTGCGATTTAAGAAAGGCGTCCAGCGATGACTTCATGGAGGCGAACTCCGTTTGCATCTGACGAAGTTGTCCCACCTCTGCCCGCAGCTCCTGGAGCTCCTTGTCGCGTTGCGCCTGACCCGCGTACGCGGGATTCACTTCGCGCATGATCTGATCGAAAACTTCCAGATTGGCCTTGTGTTTTTCGTAGGAATCCACAACGGACTGGCTCTGCTGCTTTGCCGCATTGATGGCGTCTATGAGCCGTTCGCGGGATGTCGTGACCGTGAGTCCGTCCTTTGTCACCATATCGGCATTTACCGGGACGACCCATTTCTGGTCCCCTACCGGGAAGCTGACGGAAGGCTGCGCCGGGGGAAAGTTCCCGGGAGCGGGGAAATAGGGCTGTGGCGCCTCTTCAAGCGTCGCCATGTAGTATTTGGGAGTTCCGCGCATATCGAGTACATATACCGGAGCGCCTTTGGTTAAATTCGCAAACATCTTCGGTTAATTGTTTTTTGAAAGCTCCGGAGGGGCGGTTTCCCCTCCTGAAGCCTTCGGTTTATTATTGGTTAAACGGCCCCTGTCATCAGTTGCAGGGTGTCGGTCTGTTTGTCGTAGAAGAGCTGGAATACACCCGTCCCCGGAATATCGGACACGGTGACATTGGCTCCGTTGTACGTGGTCACATTCTTGGTCACGCCGTTGGTTTCGAACAACACGGGAAGCGTGCCTGTCGTGCCTGCGGGTATTGCCTGCGACAGCTCGACCAGGACTATCCCCCTGTACCAGGAATTGGCAAAGGCGTGGTTTTGGAATGAGAACACGACATCGGCGGCATTGACCGTCACACCCGTAGTTTTGATGACCGGGATACCTCTGCGATTGACATACTGAAATGGGAATACTGCCATAGCATACCTCCTTTCCGTATTAACCCCAGAATCCGCCGTTGCCGCCGAGTCCGAACGCGGCACCGAAGCCCAGCCCGTATTGGGCGGCTACGCAGGCGGGCATCGCGTACACCTGCGGATTGGGAACCACGGTCGTAGGCGGCAGGCCGCACTCGATCTTTGCCAGCCGGTTGCTCAGATCGCCGATCGCAGCGTTGATGGGCGCTACGGCCTGGGCCTGCGACTGCATGATCGTCGCCGTCTGATGTTCTTGGGAGAGCTGCCCGGCCAATGCCGCGCTCTTGGCACGCTCGGCGTCGAGTTTGTTCTGCATCTCACGCATCTCGAGGGCACAGAAACGGTCGTTGATGACCTGCGTCTGGGCATCGATCTTCGAGCCGAGGGCATTGAACTGCGTGTTGGCGTTGCTCGTCAGGGTGTTGGTCTGATTGAGCGTTGCGAGCTGGCTTTCGTAGCCCTGGCGCTCGATGGCGGTGCGGACATCGCAGCAGCAGGAGGCCATCTGCGAAAGCACCTGTGCGTTGCCGGACTGCACGGCATTGATGATCTGCTGCGCCGAGAGGCCCGACTGTGCCTGGATGTTGCACAGAGCGGTCTGAATCTGCTGTACGGAACAGTTGAGCGAAGATGCGAGCTGGTTGATGGCGGTGCCGTTTCCCTGAATGGCATTCATCAGCAGCTGACGCCCTGCGTCGCCGTTCAGCTCGGCGGGAAGATTCGAGAGTCCGTTTCCGCGACCGCCGAAGCCACCCCATCCGTTGCCGCCCCAGAGAGCCCAGAGCAGGATCATCCACATCCACTCCCAGCCGTAGCCATTGCCGTAGCCGTTATTGCGGTTGTTTCCGTTCATCAACGCGGCCACGAGGTTGCCGTCCATTGCGCCACCGTTGTCGAACACTAAAGTTTTTTCGTTCATTGTTTTAGACTTTTACATTGTTGCGTCCGTTCGGCGGACGCTGCCGTTGAGCTCACAATGCAAAAATCGACATGAACGATGGGAGAATCAATCGTATCAGTCGCAGGTGGGACGGAGTTTGGACGCAATACGGACGAGGAGCATTTCGAACATTTTACCGCTTTGTTTGCGACGAAGATCGAATTGGGAAATCATCTTCTCTATGGGCCGTCGTGAGAAGTTCATCAGCGAGGATATGACCGGGGCGTGAAATCCCTGCCTCCAGAGGAAATAGACCAGTAAATACCTGGCATCCACGATCTCGGCGTTTTTGGCTTTGGATAGTATTCGCTCTTCCGAAATCTCCGTTTCTTGCGATACCGTGCCGAGAATTTGTCGGTAAAGTTCAGATTTGCACATATAGGATATTTCTCTTACCTTTGTTCACTCTCTTACCAAATAAAAATAAGTGCCAACACACTTGCAAAGGCTTTACAGCCCCTGTCGTGGTGTGTTGGCACCTTTATTATTAGCGGAAGGTAAGAGAGACGCTAATAAAGGCAGGGGCTTTTTTTACGCCCACCCCTGACGGGCGAAAGCTGTTAGAACAGATACTTTTTCAATGTCGGCCAAAGCAGGTAGAAGTAGATTGCCCCGACGGGAATCAACCCGGTTGCGAACAAGTTGCTGCTTTCGACCTGGCAATAGTAGAGTGTTCCTATCCCACCCACAATACAAACGAATGAGAAGAAGGCAAGGAAAAGCAGTCCGATTTTTTTAATTGTTTCCATAATTATAATTCGTTAAAAAGTTATTTCCGCCATAAATCCATACTTATGCTTCCTTGAACATAGGGGCCGTTATCGCGTGGGTCCCAGCCGAGGGATGCCGTGATATTGAACCTTCCGATGTTTCTGTGAAGTTGCCCTCCGATCCATACGCCACCCGTGCGATTAACGTAATAGACGCCTGCGGCAGGCCCGAGTTGCCATCGGTAGGGCGTTCGGATTATTTTCTGCTGCGTGATAGTACGTCCGTATGTTTCGATGTGTTCAAGGGTAGGGTGGCAGTCGCCCAGGGCTATTCCGCTCACTATGGCGAAGTAGCTGCTGTCGCGATATTCCCGGCGTTCGAATGGCAGCTGTACCGGCACACTGTCCCGGTTGGGATTTATTGTTACGGTGGTAAAGGTGGTATCCGCTGGGGCGAACAACCATTTCGGCACCTCTACCGAAATAGCCGAGGACAGTATTTTATGCGGTTGCGGTCTTTCGAAGTAGGCCGTATCGATTCGAGTATGCTCGATGATACGGACATCGACGGATCGCCTGCCGAGCCACCATCCGACAAAGAACAAGCCGGTCAGAAGGAGAATCAGGATTATTTTCCGCAGTACCATAATGAGTACGAGCTATCAACCGTTGATGAACAGATCCCAGCCGGCCATCACGTCCGTCATGCAGGCATCAACGCCATTTTCTACGCGCGACATAGCTGCGACTATCGGGATCATCACATCGCGGTTGGTTGCCGTGATCCATCCGTTTTCCGGGACGCCGGACAATTCGGATACCGTACGGATATATGCATCCGTGTCGTTCTCGCTCGGGGGTGCCCAGCGTGAAATCATCTTCCGAATGGTGTCGAGCCCGTATTTTCGGCTGTAAGTGTTCAGGCATTTGAACATCGCGCGGTATCCCCACGCCATAGATTCGAACTGCTTGAATGCAGCGTCGCGGGAAGGTTCCACCTCTCCCTTCCAATGGGTTCCATCCTTGCGGATATTCCCGGGATTGTTGTTACGAAGTCCTCTGGTCATTTTTTTGTGCTGTTTAATATGTTTTCTACATCTTCAGGATTTACATTGAGTTTGCGGGCTATTTCTCCGGTCAATGCTTTTCGAAACAGACGTAAGAATGGAAAGTTCGGATTGATGATTAAAGCGTTGCCACAGCTCGACCATGCTTCTGTCAGGCAAATGGCAGAACCCAGGATCACGGTCGTAATCTTCGTTTCGATACCTCCTGTCGTAACGAATTTATCGATGAAAACGAATACTACGATCAGATTGAAGTAAACTGCCAGCTTGAATATCGTAGCCCGCAGGAGTTCTGACAGGATAAATTCTCCGCGCTTTCGAGCAACGCATATTCCAAACAAAGCGTCGAAGGCTACGGCAATAAGCACCCCATAAAGTACGAGCTGGTACCCAGCGAAGAAATTCACGATGACGATCAATAGTCCTATAAGCCATCCTTGCACGGTCATAAGCGCTTCGGACAGCTTTGTAGCAATACCTTCCAACACCTTTTTCGTTTTATTAAATATTTTGTCCATAATTATTATATCTCGGTCCAGCCACCTGTTCTGCTGTTGGTCTTATAGACTTTCCCGTTTTGGATGCGTAACCCTCCATTTCCGATCAGGACCTCGAAAATATCTCCTGTGAATACCGCGTAGTTGCTCGATCCTTTCACAACGGCTACTCCGTTGGGTGCAATCAGGTTCTTGCGGATGTCGGTCATGAAAGAAAAAGTAATCGCTTCGACAGCTGCGGATGCCGCTTTTCCGAGTCCTCCGGACGAGGATGCTTCCACTGTTACTTTTATATAGTAGTTGCCGGGGGTCGTAAAACGATAACTAATGTTCTTGTTGATCTGTATCGATACCGTGTCGTCATATGCGGAAGATTGCCGGAATATCGTGTCGGTAGTATCGGCTGTCTGGTTGATAATTTCGATCTTCACGCTTCCTCCGCTCCGGATCGTCCCCTTGACTTGTGCCGACATCTGCACCTCCGCGCCGCATTTGAATTGACTTGAGTTTCTGGAATCCGAGGCGAAAGGCTTCGTTTGAGAGGTTATGACCGCCACATTTCCCGTTGTTTGGCTCGACGGGACTTTGGAAGAACCCAAAACCTGGCTTACGCTGTTTATATTGTTAGTAGTGAGTATGATCTTGTTTCCGCTTGCGGTCGCATCGCTCACCTCTACGGAATCGTTTTTGACCTGCAAGATTCCGACGGTACCTTTGGTTGCGTGTACTTCTCCGTCGGCGTGTACCCTGAACACGGCTTTTTTCCGGTTCGTATAGTCGGCTCCCGACCAGAAGGGCACATCGTCTTCCTGCAAGCCGCTCACTCCGGCCGTCACCTCGCCTTGCCGGTTTCTCAGTAATATCATACTGAGAAGATAGAGACCGCCTTTTTCCTCGGAGCCTCCTTCTATCGCCTGCTTGAGGTACTCTGTCGATTTGATGGATTCGTCTATCGCATCGTCGATCAAGTCCGACATGTTGTTGCTTATTTGATAATAATCGGAGAATACCTTTCTGAACTCGGTGCCGGTTATCTCGGATGTCGTACTCATATCGGCCAACAAGGGTGTGAGATAATCTTTGAGCCGCTGGAAATAGACCGTAAATGAATCCGTGGGTACATCATACTTTTCGGCATTCGCCATGATGCTCCAGTATTCACCTTGAATCCGCACCCATTCATTAGCCACCTGCTGTTTGTCGGAGGGCGTCAGGCTCGAATCCGAGGCGATGTAGTCCACATCCATCTTCACCTGCTCGATCTGCGCCTGCACATCCTCCTCGGCCGTGATATACCCCGTGGGGGCCTTGTCGCCTTCCGTAAGCTGAATGTCGTAGAGATACATAGAAACACCGTCACGGATATTCATATATATCTTCTGCACCACACGCGAAGCATCGATGGTGCGGACCACTTCATATACTCCTTCCGTTCCCGCCGGAGGAGCGGAAAGAGTTTCTGTGGTGCCGTCTTCATACCTGACTCTGAACGTCATTTCGGCCCCCTGCTTGATCCGGGCTTTGAAGACGTACGGAGTATTCGGCTTGTATTTTATCTGGCCGCCGAAACAGTCGGGGACCGTCGAAACCTGCGGGATGTTGGTTGCGGCAAGCCCGGCCTGCAGAAGTTTGCTCCAATTGACATACAAATATGTTCCGTCCGCGTCCGCCCCCGAAGTTACGACATCCGTAACGCCCTCTTTGACACTGTTCCATTCCCGGATAAATTGTTTGGCGATATAGTTGCGGGCGCCGAACTTTACATCTTCTTCCGCAACCAAGTATCCTGCCGGCGCCTTGTTACCTTCGGTGAGCTGAACGTCATATAGGTAGATCGGGTTCCAGGCAACCACATAGAGAACTATTTTCTGCAAGGACTTGCCCGCTTGGGTCGTATAGACCGCTTCATACAGCTCGGATGCGGTCGGCGAAGGCGGTGCCGACATAAATTGATAGGTATTATCGTCATAGACCGCACAAAACATAACTCCCCGCTTACTGTTGGGCTGCTTGATCCGGGCCTTGAAGACATAGGACATACCGGCCTTGTAAGCGATCTTACCTCCGAAACAATCCGTCCAGTTTACGATCTGGCTCGTAGATGCAATAGCCACTCCTGCATTGCTCGCTTTGTTGGCATCGATCCTCATGTATGCTCCATCCGTGTCCGTACCGGTCGTTACCACGTCCGAAACACCCTCTTTGGCGCTGTTCCATTCCCGGATAAACTGCTTGGCGATGTAGTTGCGGGCGCCGAACTGAAGATTCGCAATTTCGTCTTTGGCTTCGTTGGCTGCCGTATCATCGGTGTATTTGGATGCTTTGTCCCAATCCGAGCTTTCGAAATTGCCCGTTGCACGGGATTCGATACAGCGCATGATGTCGCCACCTTCGCCCTGCGTCCAGATGTCACCCACATCGTAGGGTGTAGTCGGTGTTACGACGAATGCACGACGTTTGGCATCGGCCGTGTCCTGCGCCCGCGCCGCCTCTTGCAGGGCCTTTACCGCATCGCTGTCGGCGATCGGCGTCCATTTATAGGTTCCGTCCTCTTCTTTTACCCACCGCCACGATTTGCCCGCATCGGGGTTCGTCGTCTCGTCGCTCGATATGGTGAAGTGAATCTGCGGGTATTCCGCCGGAGTGATTTTGGCATTATCGGTTTTGCGGATGACAAAAGCCATGTAGGGATTGTCGCTTCCGACAGTATAGCTCTGGCTCCATACGTAACTTGCTATAACCGCTCCGGATGACGCTATCGGATTGTAACCCATCGTATAGCCTTCGCCCACCGACAGTACGGCGCCTTTGGGTATTCCTCCGACCGGAGTTTTGAGCCGGATGCGGGTGCTGTCGGCGATTTTGATCTGATCCCAGGTCTTAATGCCGTCGATATAGGATGCACCGATGCTGCCCTGCTCCCAGCAGCCTGCGTCCGTCGGGTCGAAATTCGCGGGCAGCGTATTGGTGAACGTGTCGCCGATATGGTTTTCCTGCTCGCCGTCCGCTATCCATGTTTGGGCCGGTTCATTGTAAAGCGAGGGAGTATAGGGATAGAACCAGTTTTCCACGACACCGTCCAGCCGTTTGTTGATCTCGGACAATTCGCCGGGCAGCGTGTTATCGATGTAATCCTTAGCCTGCTGAGCTTTGCGATCGGCGGAATTGGCAGTGGCCTGGGCTTCGGTGGCCGTCTGATCGATCTGTTCGATGTCGAACTCCTTCTGGAACTGTCCCGTCGCGGGGTCGTAGAGCTTGCCTTGCTTCCAGCCTGCCTCCGGGGTGAATGCCACGCCGACGCCGTTGTCGCCGACAAGCCGGAACAGCTTGCTCCGGGTGTCCAGCAGCGCCTTCTTGTCCAGGCTGCTGATCATACCTTGCAGGTAGATATTATCCAGATAGGCCGAATAGCCCGACATTTGGATCCCGAAGACGGAGAGGTTCGTAAGGTCACCGAACTGTGCGGCGATATTCTCGGCCGTAAACTCCCAGTCGCTGACATTGCGGAGATAACGCTGGTAGGTGCGCGTCGAGTAGCGCGAGCTCTGCCGGGCGGGATTCGTGAACGATCCGTAGGCTACGAAGGTCATCGATTCCATCGGATCGATCTGCTTGGTAAAGGTGGCCGACAGGGGGCGCAGCTCGTAGCGGAACCGCTCGTTGCGGTCGCCCAGGACCTCCGTGATACGGAAATAGACCGTTGCGAAGCCTGCGAAAGAGAAGTTGCCCCGGCCGTCGTCGGAATCTGCCGTCGCATTGTTCGACGGGTCGAAGTCGTGGAAGATACCCATGCAGATATCCCCGACAGCTACGGCGCCGATCTCTCCCTCTTCGAGTTTGAGCGTTACGAGCTTCTGCTCCTTGTCCACGCTCTCGATCACCCCGGCGCCCGGAGCGCTCCAGTCGTCCCCGACGCTGATGCCCACACGGTTGTACCGAAGCTCCGGAACCTCCAGAAAACGACGGATGAAGAGGCTCTCCAACTCGCCGGCGCCTTTTTCACTTATAAACCCGCCCACTCCGGTAATACCGGAGGCATATGATGGTCCAAATTGTGCCCCTGCGTTGAAAGTCATTCTACCTTTGAACGTATCGGGTGCCTGCTTGTTGGCAAACTCCCATATTGCCCTTCGTGCAGAATAAGCATTTGTATCGGTCGGGAAAGTATTATCGTATCGGGTGATTAGATATATAGCCGCTCCATTCTCCGCAATGCCTATACGTTGGGAATAGAGCGATGCTTTCACGTCCGATTCAATACTGCCCAGGCGGGAATAAGGAGTATTGTCGCCTATCGTATAGGTTGCGATGTACTCGTTGTATAGTTTTTTTTCATAACCTTGAATCCGGGAAAGACGACCGTCTATACCGAATTGAGGACCCATTAATCGTACAGCCTGTCCTGCTTCGTAGTTTTTTTCGTTGTGTGTACAATACACGGGATTCGTTTCACAGTCATAGACTGTCGTGTCGCTGCTATGTTTGGCAGCATAGGAAGTGCCGACCTCAAGAAGTTCTTGTTCTGCTTCGTCTATGCGTTGCTGGGGGAGTTTGACGCCTGTGAGTACGAAAGTGTCAGGCCCTCGGTCATCATCTTTTCCACGAGGACGCATGTTTTCATTCGGTATAATCTGCTGACTTTCGCCGGACGTTTCGACTTGGGCGATGATTTCAAATTTCTTGTTGAATCCGTCTTCGGGTTTCCAGGTCGCGGGGTCGATATTGTCGCCATTGTCGTCGATAAGGGCGAGTTCGAAATCCCAGCCGATCAAATCGCCGCTCGTAAAATGTGCCCCCAGCGTTTCTCCTTCGATTACGTCTGAAGGTAGAAATGGCGTGTCGTTGCATACCATGACGTATGCCTTGTCGGTCTGCCCTTCAATGATTGTCCGATCGATAGTTTCTACCGAAGTGACGGTTTCCGTGTTCTTCGGGTAGATGTCGTCGAAAAACACTACGACTTCCTTGATTTCGTTTTTTGTAAGTCCGGGACGTGCGTCTATGTATTGCTGCCCATCCGGAAGCCGTAACCGGACTTCGGAAACGTGGTTCGTTACGCCGCCCTGTTCGGATTGTCCGTATTCTTTCGTCAGGTTGCGCGTGGAGCCGAATACATAGAAACGGGTCCCGTATTCGGAATCGTCCCCTTTCTTGGCCGGGATGCTTTTGACGACTTCTCCGCGTTTGAATGTTTCCGGCGTTCCGAAGTTCAGTTTTCCGAAATGCAGGGTTACGATACTGCCGTTCTCCTCGGTCCACCATTCGACATCGAAAGTCTCGGCAATGGATGATAAGGCATCCCAACAGGTATCGCCATTGAACGATACGAGCTTGTTGGTTTCCGGATGTTCGACATTTACACTTCCCATCTGCCAGTTGTTTCCTCCCAGTGCCTTGTTCATGTTGGCGACGATGAGCGCCCCGAAGGATGCCAAGTCTGTCGTGTTGTGGAATACAGCTTCAGGATTATCGCCTCCCAGCCAGAAGCAGATGAAATTTTTCATGTGGTTTTGCTGCGCCTGGAACTGAAGCGTGTATTTGTAGCCGCCGGTTTTGTTGTCGAAATCCGGATAAACCTCCGACATGATTTCGAATTTGCGGCCTTTGTAGGTGATGTATGATCCGAGGGGGAAATCCAGCGGGGTAAGCAAACTAAAGGGGAGTTCGATGTAATAATCCCCCATAAGTGCGTATTTGATAATGGCACTCGTTGTTACGGGCGCATCGTATATCGCTTTACCGGAAGGGTTGTATATTGTCATTTCGTCGATATATGTATCCTGTGCCATCACAGGGTCGATACAAAAGTGTGGGGTTTCGGCACATTATGCAAGTAATTTTAAGAAAAAATACAGAAAAACGCCCCGGTCTTTTGACCGGGGCAAGAGGGGGTTGCTTCCATCCGTATTTTAAGGTTTAAGCCATGAACTTTGCGGCTTAACGATTAGACGAGCGTTGTTATATGCCATCTTCAATGTTAAGCATGTGCGCGCTGTATAGGTATTATTCCCTATTTTATGCGTGGCTAAAGCTAAATCCGGATTGGGTGATCCAGGGGTAAGGCATAAGGGCAACAGAAGTTGTATTTTCCCTTCGTAATACTGGGGGACAGCTATTTTGTAATTTGACCTTGCTTTTTTTTGGGCTTCATTAATCGCGCCAACGAGTCTTCTGCGCATTTCGTCTGAACTCAGCCCTTGCATGTGTGCAGGAAATCTGTCCATGTTGTCCGCAATGATATGGTCGATTTGAGGGACTACCCTGCATTGAGGATTGAAAATCAAATCCTCGGGTTTCTGGAAAAAATCAGCAATGTCCGGAATATTATCGCCGAATTTGCTAATTAGCTGAATATCGCTTTCCCTGACAAATGCCTTGAAAACATAAGGCGATAAACCTTTCTCGGCTACATCTGGCCTATTGTTGCGTTCAGCAAGAGCAAATATGCTTTCCAAATTTGCAGTTACAAGTCCAGTATTGAAACATGCAAAATTGTTATCAGAAGAAAAGGATATTTTATTTTCAGATTTAATTTTGCGGAAAGTATGTTCGATATAACTTTTCAAAATGGAATATTTGGCTTGCGTAGCATCTGAGAAATCCCATGGTTCCGGATCTGCTATATTATTCGCAAGATATTCAATAGATGCGTCATAATTAGGGAACCAACAAAAGTCAAAAAGAGCCGAATGAAATTTTTTCATAAACGTAAGTTTTTTATATTGTCAATAAATAAAAAGACCGCCATGTAATATTATGACGGTCTTATTGTATCCTTTATGTTCGATATTCGTGGTTACGGATAGACCCGTACGTCTATATTTCATTATATGATGCAAATATAATACACGTTTTTTCGAGGTGCAAATTTTTTGCCAACTTTTTAGTTGCACTATGAAAACGTAGCCGAATACACGTTTATTGTCCTAACGTATGGAAATGATAAAGAGCGAAATTCGTAAGATTGGAGAAGAACTGCAATTGATTTGATAAGGATGGGGAGGGGCTAACGCATCATTTTACGATGAATAGCAGAAGCGAGTAAAAGGCTGGGATAGATTCCCGGCCTTTCCTATTCGCGTGCCGCCCGATCTGCGGGGTTGGGTTCTCGGAATTTCACTGCTAATTTACAGGCATTCAATCGATAATTTTCAAATTGAGTGCTGTTGCTATATAAAAGATTATACGTATTGCCTAAATCCGGGACATATAGTGTTACGGTTCCTTTGTGTAATTCTGCAACAAAAGCAGCATAGTTAGATAAAAATGCCTCTTGTGATGTTCCTTTGATCAAAAATGTCAATGTTACGTCACGTTCATTTACAACCGGTGAATCCGGAACAATAATATCTATTCCGTTTTGTGTTGGATCGTCATTTTCGACAAATTCTTTGAGAGATGGAGGTGTAAGGAGGGCTGCATATGCTCCTGAAAGCATGGCAACTCCCATTGTAGATAACGGTTTGTTATTTATAGTTACTTCTGTTGTTGGCATGTTTTATAGGTTATCAAGTTTTCGATTTATTGCAACAAGAGTTTCGCCCATTGCAGGCAATATGCGGGTGTATGTTCGAATATCTGCGACATTACCATTCAATTGAATCATAATATCTCGGATGTCGAAAGTCACATTACGCGTATCCATATTGATCGATCGAAGCAGCTCCATACCATTGACAAGGATGTTCATTTTACCTTGCATGTCAGTAAAGCGACCGTTGAGTTCGTCGCTTGTGTCTTGGGACATTGCCTGAAAACCGCGTGAAGTAGCATTCTGGGTAGATGCCTGATTGTCGGATAGCAGAGAACCTGCCCATCCATATTTATCATCTAAATATTTTTGTAAGTCATCAGCCATTTTATAGGCCTCCTCTTGTTCCTCGGCTGAAAATACCCCATCTAACCAGAACTCTTGCAATTTCTCGCGAATTTTCTTCATGGCTTCGGAAGATTGTATGGCAGATTTAATACTTTCTATTACCATTTGACGCATCATATTCCGAACCACATCTCGTGCGGTTCTTGCCCGATCTTCCCCGTTTGCCCATGCATCGGCGTAAGCTGTTGCGAAATTATCAATTGCAGATTTTAGATCTTCGCCAAAAATTGCATCTAAGGCCTTTTCCTTATTTTCTTCTATTTGTTTATTTATCTCATCAATTTGATTTTCCCATTCTTTGATTCGTTCTTCATCCGTGTCTTTTTTACTACGCTCTTCTGCTATTTGATTTTGTATCAATATTTTTTGCTGTTCGAGTAATTCATTTTGTTGTTCGATAAGTTCAGAAGCATCTGTAGAGTATGCCTCTTCAACGGCCTCCCCGAGTTCATCATATGATTTTTCGAGAGCATCAATTTGATCTTGTAAGCGCTGAATGTTACGTTCTTTTCGTCGATCTCCGCTGAAAAGGTTTATCAGGCTGGTGATAGCCGACACAGTTCCTTGAATGCCTTGAACAATATTTCCAGATGCGAATCCACTCACAGCTTGTGCTGCTCCGCCTACAGCACCTGCAATGTTGTTAATGGAGGCCGTCGTGTCTTCATCTGCTCCCAATGCTGACGCAATAGAAGACACACCGCTTATCGATGCAGCAACGATGTCAATTGCCTCCGCTACTGCTTGCCAGGCATCTTCACGTAGCTTTACAGCTCGAAGATCATCCCCATCTGCAAGTGCCTTTTTATAAGCCTTGAAGTTTGCCGAAATACTTGCGAATGGATTCTTCCGAGTGGCTATATCTGCTGCTTGGTCAAGTTGATCGGTTACTGTTTTCAGATTGATAGGGTCGAGGTCGGCATCTTGGAGCAGTCTGTTTATGTTGTCAATAATACGCAATATCTCACGGCTCGACAAGGCGTCGAGGTTTTGGAACAGATTAATCCAGTCATCGGTTTTCATCAGTTCGTCCACCTTGATTTGTCCGATTTCCTCTGTTTCATGTTTGTCGATTTGAGGAATAAGGTCGGAGCGGCCGTTCTTTGTTGCTGTTTCCCTGTCTTTGGCGTGTTTCTCGCGTATCTTGGCAATCTTATCCTCCATCGTACCGTATTTCTCGACAATGGTATTTAGGCTGGCCGCAATTTCCGCTTGGTCGATCTTGATACCCAAATCGGTCGCTTGCTCTTTGGTGATATTTCCAGCCTTCAGAGCATCTTCTACCCACTTGCGGAACTCCTCGTATTTGTCTTTTATGCCTTTGATGCGGCGATCTTCTTCCGAGAGCGTGTCATCGGTGATCTGCTTGTATATCTTGTCAAGCTCTTGGGCGTATTTCAGTTCTATGGCAGCTCGGTCATCGGCATTTTTTTGCTGAATATTCGATTGCCTTTCCTGAAAATCTTTTGTTTGATCTGCAGTTATGATTCCACCCTGCGCGGCTTTAAGTTTCGATTTATCCTGCTCGAGTTTGTTCATTTCCTCTTTTGTGCGCAAGTCTATTTCGGCCAGCTCTTTCTGCTTGCCATCTTTCAAAATATCGATGCGCGATTGCTGAAGGGCTTTATCATTGGCGAGAATAAGATCGGATAGCTTTTTCTGGGCTTTGGCGGCATCCGTCACCGTTTTGCCCGAAACGCTGTATTGTTTAATTTTCGAATCGTATTCGGCGATTTTGGCGATCAGCTCATTCCATTTCGCTGTCCCTTTCAATGAAACGTCCATCGCTTCGAGAGCTGCTTCCGCCTCCTTCTTCTGTCCTTCCCAATAGGATTTGTTGCGATTGGTTTCTTTTCTGTCTGACCGTAGGGATGATATTTCATTTTGTTTGGTTGCGATTTGAGATAGATTCGACTGTTTAAGCGACTGATAATAATCTTCGCTCTCACCATACAGAGGAAGCAAATACGGGGCTTCTTTTTGCTTATTGCGTGCATTCTCAATTAAACGGTCGATTTCTGCGTTTTGGGCTTTCAGCTCGTCGATATTGCCCTGCAATGTGGCAATCTTGACCTCCGCAGGGGCAGCGTCCCACTCGGCGGCTTTTTGTGTTTCTTTTAGTTCATAGAGCTGTTTGCGGTACTCGTCCAACTCAGCCTCTGCATTTTTATAAGAAAGACTAAGTCCGGCCATTGCTGTCCTATCACCGAATTTCATAGCATCTGCTATCGCTTGATCTAACCTTTTGACCTTTTCGAGGGCGGCATCATACTGCTCTTGCAGATTGTTCTCCTTGCGTGTGTCGTTGATGTCGTTGAGCTCCTTTGTAAGATCGATAAGCGACAGGAGCTTGATTTCCTCCTCGCTGTACCGCTGCAACAGTTCGGGGTAGAGACGTATCAGCTCCTCGTAGGCTTTGCGCTTGGTGTAGGCCGTGCTGACCTCGTCCTGCATGGTCGCATGCAGCTGCTCGGCCTTATTCTTCTGTTCATCGAGCTTCTGATTGTAGGCGTCGATGGCGGCGTTTACCTTTTCGTAGGCTATCTCCTCTGCGGATTTCGCCGTGATAATCTTGTAGAGTGTGACGGCAAACGCGGAGGCGGCCGCAGCGATCAACACATAGGGATTCTTCATCAAAGCCGCATTCAGTGCCTGCGTCTTCTTGGTCAGCGTTCCCATTACGGTTTGGAGGGTGGAGAGACCGAAAGCGTGGGCGAGCGTTACCGTCCTGTGTACCCTTTCCGTTGCCGTCAGGACAACCAGAGCCGCCTTATATGTACCATAGGCGACGACAAGCTGGGCGACAATGTCCAGCACCTGATTATAGTTCTCGACGAGTGAAATCGTGCCTTTGAGTGCACCTGCAATGATGCCTTCTTGCGACTTGCCGAGGTCGTTGAACATCATGTCGAGAGCATCGCCGAGATTGGAGATGAGGCCCGTAATGGTTTTGGATTGCTCCTGCATGAGGTTGTGGAACTTCCCGCCCTCGTTCGTCATGCTTTCAATAGCCTTCTGCACCTCTGGAAAGCCTATTTTGCCTTCCGTGACCATCTGTGAGATTTCCGCGCGGGTCTTGCCGAGTTGCGTTGCCAACTCTCCCGCGAGGTCGATGCCTCGGCTTTGGAACTGCATTACGTCACGCGTGTATAAACGCCCCTGTACGGCCGTCGTGCCGTACAACCACGTGAGGTCTTGCAGGTTCAGTCCCAGACCGGCCGCAACATTACCGAGCCGAGTCAGTGTGTTGGTAATATCCTCTGCTGCGAATCCATATGCGAGAAGCTGGCGGGCGCCGCTGGCCACGCCTTGCAGGTCAAACGGCGTTTTGGCGGCCAGTTCGACCATTTGTGACATCAATGCATCAGCCTTTTCTTTACTTTGGAGCAGAGTTGCGAAGGCCACTTCGAGCTGTTGAAACTCGCCACGAGTTTGCGCGATTTGTTTCACCAGCCCCGCAAGCGACACTCCGACGCCGATTTGTCCGAGGGTGGTAGCCAGGCGACGCATTGCAATATCCATACGGTCGGCGTCCGTCACGACACTGGACGTTACGGTTTTGGCCGTTTTCTGAAGTTCACGGAACTTGCGAATTGCTTCATCGTTATCTATGACTACGGTAAGGTTTATACTCATAATACGATGACGGTTTTATCTTTATTGATTTCTACCTTTGATCCGCTGATGTTCACGACTTTTATTACGGCATAATTCGAAGCGTTGATTGTGGCCGAGGCTCCATGCATAAGAATGACAGTGTGGACGAAATCTACTCCCGAGGCTTCTATTTCAGCCGACGTATTGCCGACTAAGCAAATGTATTTTCGCTTGTCGAGCCTTATGCATCCGCAATCCACATACATGTTGCAATCACTCACTTCGTTTTTGTGAGCTTGAAATATTCCCAGCGGAGGGAAATTGTTTTTATGGCAAAATTCAAGTCCTTGTGGCGTAAAAAACAGAGAGGTCAGGGAGTGAAAATTTTTCACTTTGTCCAGTCGTTCGCAGGCGCCGAGTGCGGACGCGGATTTTAGGATGTTGTCAAGCATATAAATTATTTCGTTTGTTATCGTTTGCCTCCTGCCATCAGAAGAAGTGTGTTCATTGCATTAGGATCGTTCATGTCAATTATATCGGGAACTTTTGATTGTTCATTGTTGGGAATATTAGTTGTTGATTTACTTTTACAATCCGTTTTTAGAGCGTCGGAAATCATAAGCTGTACGTTAGCCCATGAAATCCCCCAAAGAATATATTCAAGAGTCCAATGATAGCGGTTTATAAGATTATCTATTTGTCCCCAGATACTGCGCCCTCCGTAGTGGCTATCCGCTCCGCTGTTGTCGTTGGGGAAATCATTACCCGCAGCGTTCTTACCAAGCGAATAGCGTTCATAAA